TATGTTTGGTAATACTGGTATGATGCCGTTTAATGGTCAACCAGCTATGGCTCCAGTTATGCAACCTGTACAACCTATGATGCAAAATGTACAACCAGTTATGGCTCCCACTACAGCTCCAGTAGCTCCTAAGATGGTATCAGTTCTTAACCCAGAGATGAATACACCAGAAGCTAATCAAATGCTTATGGCTAGACAAGCAGCTGCTGTACAACCACAAGTACAACAACAGTTCTATCAACAGCCTATGATGAACCAAATGGTGTATCAACAGCCTATGATGCAACCTATGATGGGTTATCCACAGCCTAACGTAGGTATGGCAAGTCCATATGGAAATAGCTATTTCCGTTAACATAAATAAGTAGTAGTAACTAGCCGCCACTAGTTACTACTACTATACATTATTTTTTTCTTATAACTTCAGATCTTTTAAATGCTTGTAAGTATCTATTTAGCATTCTATCATCTACATATACAAACTCTAATTTATCTCCTTTATAAGATTGACTGTTGATGTAACCATTTACTAACATAGTAGGTAGTATATACTCTTGTCTTATCTCTAGTTTATCTCTTAGTAGACCTTCTAGATCACCTTCATATTTCTTAGCATCTGCTATATTAACTTTACCTAGTTTACTAGTTAATACGTATTTCTCTCTAAGTACTGGATAGACTGCTGTCCACATCTTAGTTATATATTCAGATTTATTATCAGTATCTATTAGATTAGTTATTTTAGTCATAGCCATATTATTCTTCCTTAACTATAGGTTTAAAAAATCACCGATGGACATTCTTATTGAATAAAATAAAAATTTTACTTAATAAAGGACACAATATGACTATAGCAGGACTTAAAGATAGAAATAAAGAAGCTATCCTAAAGAATGAAGCTAATAAACGTTTTACTCGTGTAAGCGAGTCTAATACTTCTCTATTTGGAGATACACGTATAGAAGGTAGATTTAACGTAGATCATGTAGGTGACTACTTAGAGAAAGTTACTATATTCCTACGTAAGTTTCATAATGTAGAGACTAACGAAGAACTTAAGAAAGTTATAGAAGAAGAGAATAGCTTACCTAACTATACTAATGCTGTACAAGTACTAGATAGGTATAAAGGACAAGATACAGTAGATATTGATATAAAAGAACTATTACAAGCTGGCTTCCCTTCAGCTACATTAGATAAAGAGTTTTCAGATTTTAAAGCTGCTCTTAGAGAGATGTTACTCTATACTCCATTTCCATTCGTAGAAGGTACACTAAGTAATGAACTTAAGAGTAAGTATACTAACCTAGTACAAGTAGGTATAATAATTATTATTAAATCTTACATACTAGAGAATGCAGATGGTAATGTAAACTATAGAGATCTTACAGATAAACTTACTAGACACTTTACTAGAGTTAATATATTAGACCATAGAGAGTATGATGCTATATTCGCTTATGATAACATTTACTATACACTAGGAGCGTTAGCTATCTATAAGAAAGTATCTTCAGCTCTTTATAACACTAGTAGCTGGATGAATATAGTATCTAAACTATTCTATAAAGGTTGTTCATTAGGTATTACCCTAGAAGACTATTTAGAGCAAGTAGAAGCACAGTTAGAGTTCCAAGATAAAGAGAATGCTAGAGCTAAAGATCCTGATGCTAGAGTAGATAATTTTAATGTTACTAAAGAAGACAAGAGAGCTTTTCTAACTAACTATATCAAAGACCTACTTAATAAAGCTAGAGCTGATGATATAGAGTTTACTACAGAAGATTTTAGTAATATGCTATCAGAGTCTAAGCAAGAAGTACTCTAATATAGCTATCAGAGTGAAAAGTTTATAATTATATATTATTTATATAGAACTAAAGTAGTTTAGAGTCTATAGACTCTACGCTACTTACGTTTTTATCTTATTTCAAAAACAGGTAAAGAAAGGAGGACTATACCCATGTCCAAATCAAAATATGAACATCTTAGAGTTCCGTTAGAGAAATCTAAAGTAGATGTTATCATACCAGTAGATCCAGACCTACGTATACGAGAAGAGCTTATAGGTCCACATGCTGTAAACTACGCAGTACAACATAACTCATCTGCAAGAAGCTATATGTATACAGCGCACCAATCACAATCTGTTACTCTAGTAGATGGTGATATACCTATAGTCCAAACTGGTGTTGATAAACAGTTAGCACAACATACGTTTGGTCCAGTAGCTGAAGAAGATTGTACTGTATTAAGAGTGGTAGAGCGCTATAATGGTAACACGGATGGTTATGTAAATGCAGTAACACAAAAAGTACTTATAGTACTTAAAAGGCATTTAGACCCTGATACATATCAGGAGTATAAAGAACTAGATGTTATAGACGTACCTATATTTCACTCTGGTTTCCATCAAAACTTTGGTTTTACTTATAAGCTTAATAACGAAGTATTAGCTAACATTAAGAGAGATTCTAGATTAGCTAAAGGTACACGATTAGCTACGTCTCCAGCTGTTAGAGATCATAGTGGTTATGCATTAGGTGTTAATGCTAATATGTGCTTTTGTACGCACCCAGATATAGCAGAGGATGGTGTTATCATATCAGAATCATTAGCTAAGAAGATGCGTTATGATGTATTTGAAACTAAAGTAGTAGAGTTTGGTTCTAACTTTGTACCTCTTAATCTTTATGGTACAGATACAGAGTATAAACCATTTCCAGAGATAGGAGATAAAATATCTCCAGATAGTGTTCTAGTAGCATTAAGAAACTTTAAAGATTTTAGTTCTAGTAAGACTGGTTCTGACGATGATCCTATAGACTTTGCATCTGCTCTTATTTCTAATAAAGACTTAAGAACTTTTGATCCTACGTTTGATAAATGTACTTATGTACGCGGACCAGGAGATAAAGTAGATATTGGTAACGGTCAATATACAGATTCTGGAGTTGTAGTAGATATAATCTGCTATAAGAACCCTAAAGCTAAATCTAACTTATACCATGGTATGGGAGATCTAGCTGATAAGTATGCTAGATCGTATATGAAGTATTGCGAAGATCTACTAAAAGCCTATCATAGTGCTTGTGAAGAGCTACACGATAGAGATTATGGCTTCGGTAAAGAAGTTATACATAAATCTGCTCAGTTACACGGTATGATAGTAGATGCTGCTAAAGTAGCACATGATGCTAATATTACTAATATTAAAACTAACCCTACACTAACTAGGTTATCTAGGGATATTAAACAAGCTAGAGAAGCAGCTTCTAATGTACTACCTAAGACATTAGGTTTAGCTAATAGAAGTGAAGACTTAGATACTTATAGACTAGAAGTAACTATACGTTATACAGTTACGCTAGGTAAAGGACATAAAGTATCAGATCAGTCTGGTGGTAAAGGTGTTATATCAGATGTTAGACCAGATCATCTTATGCCTTATAATAAATATGGTAGAGCAGATATAATCATGGACTCACACTCTGTTATATCTAGAATGAATATGGCTAGGTTATATCAACATGAGATCAATGGTGCTTCTAGATATTGCCAAGCTAAACTACGTGAAATGGCTAATGGTTCTAGAAATACAGAAGAGCTACCAGATGCTACAGTAGAAGCTATGTTTACATATCTAATGGGTCTATTAGGTAAGTTTAATACAGCTCAGTTTGATGCATATGCTAACGCTACTATGGAAGAGAAGAGAGAAGTACTTAATGTATGCCTTAATGAAGAAGTCTATATTATGCAACAGCTAAGTAATGAAAAGAGACTATACCAAATCATTATGGATATAACTGGTACAGAGTATGAACCTCCTAGAGACAACATAGTTATACCAGTACTAGAAGAAGATGGTACTACTATTAAGAACTTTGTAACTAAAGATAAAGAACTTATAGCGCCACTTTATACTATATTGATTTGTAAGACTGCTGATAATATGTTATTCACTTCTAGTCCTAACTTAAATAACTTTATGTTCCCTATATCAGTAACAGCCGCTAATAGAGATAGACTACCATTTAGAAACTCTCCCACTAAGATACTATCTGAAACAGAAGGTAGGTTATATTCTTACTATGGTGGTAGAAAAGCTATAGCAGAGCTTAAAGACAGAGCTAATAGTGTACCAACACATAAAGCACTATACCATAATATACTATCTGCAGATAGACCGTGTGATATGAAAGTAGGTGTAGATAGAACTAAAGTTCCATTTGGTAATGATTCAGCTGTTAAGTTAGTACACTCTATATTTAAACCTATAGGTATGGACTATACTTATATAGACGGAGTGTATTAATAATATTTTAGCATATAGTTAAATGCTAAAATCACAACTTAAGCGTGTGGGTGTATAAGATGTATAAATATTTTATACACTTACCACTTATTATGAAAAGGAGTAAACTGTTAGTATAGTTAAGAGTATATTCGTTGTTGTTATACTCTTAATAAGCTAACATGGTATATAAGACATATACCTCCTTTTTTACCAATTTTGAAAGAAGTTGCAGTAGCCATGGTTAACCATGGCTACTGCAACTTCTTTCAAAATTGGTAAAAAAGGAGGTATATGTCTTATATACCATGTTAGCTTATTAAGAGTATAACAACAACGAATATACTCTTAACTATACTAACAGTTTACTCCTTTTCATAATAAGTGGTAAGTGTATAAAATATTTATACATCTTATACACCCACACGCTTAAGTTGTGATTTTAGCATTTAACTATATGCTAAAATATTATTAATACACTCCGTCTATATAAGTATAGTCCATACCTATAGGTTTAAATATAGAGTGTACTAACTTAACAGCTGAATCATTACCAAATGGAACTTTAGTTCTATCTACACCTACTTTCATATCACACGGTCTATCTGCAGATAGTATATTATGGTATAGTGCTTTATGTGTTGGTACACTATTAGCTCTGTCTTTAAGCTCTGCTATAGCTTTTCTACCACCATAGTAAGAATATAACCTACCTTCTGTTTCAGATAGTATCTTAGTGGGAGAGTTTCTAAATGGTAGTCTATCTCTATTAGCGGCTGTTACTGATATAGGGAACATAAAGTTATTTAAGTTAGGACTAGAAGTGAATAACATATTATCAGCAGTCTTACAAATCAATATAGTATAAAGTGGCGCTATAAGTTCTTTATCTTTAGTTACAAAGTTCTTAATAGTAGTACCATCTTCTTCTAGTACTGGTATAACTATGTTGTCTCTAGGAGGTTCATACTCTGTACCAGTTATATCCATAATGATTTGGTATAGTCTCTTTTCATTACTTAGCTGTTGCATAATATAGACTTCTTCATTAAGGCATACATTAAGTACTTCTCTCTTCTCTTCCATAGTAGCGTTAGCATATGCATCAAACTGAGCTGTATTAAACTTACCTAATAGACCCATTAGATATGTAAACATAGCTTCTACTGTAGCATCTGGTAGCTCTTCTGTATTTCTAGAACCATTAGCCATTTCACGTAGTTTAGCTTGGCAATATCTAGAAGCACCATTGATCTCATGTTGATATAACCTAGCCATATTCATTCTAGATATAACAGAGTGTGAGTCCATGATTATATCTGCTCTACCATATTTATTATAAGGCATAAGATGATCTGGTCTAACATCTGATATAACACCTTTACCACCAGACTGATCTGATACTTTATGTCCTTTACCTAGCGTAACTGTATAACGTATAGTTACTTCTAGTCTATAAGTATCTAAGTCTTCACTTCTATTAGCTAAACCTAATGTCTTAGGTAGTACATTAGAAGCTGCTTCTCTAGCTTGTTTAATATCCCTAGATAACCTAGTTAGTGTAGGGTTAGTTTTAATATTAGTAATATTAGCATCATGTGCTACTTTAGCAGCATCTACTATCATACCGTGTAACTGAGCAGATTTATGTATAACTTCTTTACCGAAGCCATAATCTCTATCGTGTAGCTCTTCACAAGCACTATGATAGGCTTTTAGTAGATCTTCGCAATACTTCATATACGATCTAGCATACTTATCAGCTAGATCTCCCATACCATGGTATAAGTTAGATTTAGCTTTAGGGTTCTTATAGCAGATTATATCTACTACAACTCCAGAATCTGTATATTGACCGTTACCAATATCTACTTTATCTCCTGGTCCGCGTACATAAGTACATTTATCAAACGTAGGATCAAAAGTTCTTAAGTCTTTATTAGAAATAAGAGCAGATGCAAAGTCTATAGGATCATCGTCAGAACCAGTCTTACTAGAACTAAAATCTTTAAAGTTTCTTAATGCTACTAGAACACTATCTGGAGATATTTTATCTCCTATCTCTGGAAATGGTTTATACTCTGTATCTGTACCATAAAGATTAAGAGGTACAAAGTTAGAACCAAACTCTACTACTTTAGTTTCAAATACATCATAACGCATCTTCTTAGCTAATGATTCTGATATGATAACACCATCCTCTGCTATATCTGGGTGCGTACAAAAGCACATATTAGCATTAACACCTAATGCATAACCACTATGATCTCTAACAGCTGGAGACGTAGCTAATCGTGTACCTTTAGCTAATCTAGAATCTCTCTTAATGTTAGCTAATACTTCGTTATTAAGCTTATAAGTAAAACCAAAGTTTTGATGGAAACCAGAGTGAAATATAGGTACGTCTATAACATCTAGTTCTTTATACTCCTGATATGTATCAGGGTCTAAATGCCTTTTAAGTACTATAAGTACTTTTTGTGTTACTGCATTTACATAACCATCCGTGTTACCATTATAGCGCTCTACCACTCTTAATACAGTACAATCTTCTTCAGCTACTGGACCAAACGTATGTTGTGCTAACTGTTTATCAACACCAGTTTGGACTATAGGTATATCACCATCTACTAGAGTAACAGATTGTGATTGGTGCGCTGTATACATATAGCTTCTTGCAGATGAGTTATGTTGTACTGCGTAGTTTACAGCATGTGGACCTATAAGCTCTTCTCGTATACGTAGGTCTGGATCTACTGGTATGATAACATCTACTTTAGATTTCTCTAACGGAACTCTAAGATGTTCATATTTTGATTTGGACATGGGTATAGTCCTCCTTTCTTTACCTGTTTTTGAAATAAGATAAAAACGTAAGTAGCGTAGAGTCTATAGACTCTAAACTACTTTAGTTCTATATAAATAATATATAATTATAAACTTTTCACTCTGATAGCTATATTAGAGTACTTCTTGCTTAGACTCTGATAGCATATTACTAAAATCTTCTGTAGTAAACTCTATATCATCAGCTCTAGCTTTATTAAGTAGGTCTTTGATATAGTTAGTTAGAAAAGCTCTCTTGTCTTCTTTAGTAACATTAAAATTATCTACTCTAGCATCAGGATCTTTAGCTCTAGCATTCTCTTTATCTTGGAACTCTAACTGTGCTTCTACTTGCTCTAAATAGTCTTCTAGGGTAATACCTAATGAACAACCTTTATAGAATAGTTTAGATACTATATTCATCCAGCTACTAGTGTTATAAAGAGCTGAAGATACTTTCTTATAGATAGCTAACGCTCCTAGTGTATAGTAAATGTTATCATAAGCGAATATAGCATCATACTCTCTATGGTCTAATATATTAACTCTAGTAAAGTGTCTAGTAAGTTTATCTGTAAGATCTCTATAGTTTACATTACCATCTGCATTCTCTAGTATGTAAGATTTAATAATAATTATTATACCTACTTGTACTAGGTTAGTATACTTACTCTTAAGTTCATTACTTAGTGTACCTTCTACGAATGGAAATGGAGTATAGAGTAACATCTCTCTAAGAGCAGCTTTAAAATCTGAAAACTCTTTATCTAATGTAGCTGAAGGGAAGCCAGCTTGTAATAGTTCTTTTATATCAATATCTACTGTATCTTGTCCTTTATACCTATCTAGTACTTGTACAGCATTAGTATAGTTAGGTAAGCTATTCTCTTCTTCTATAACTTTCTTAAGTTCTTCGTTAGTCTCTACATTATGAAACTTACGTAGGAATATAGTAACTTTCTCTAAGTAGTCACCTACATGATCTACGTTAAATCTACCTTCTATACGTGTATCTCCAAATAGAGAAGTATTAGACTCGCTTACACGAGTAAAACGTTTATTAGCTTCATTCTTTAGGATAGCTTCTTTATTTCTATCTTTAAGTCCTGCTATAGTCATATTGTGTCCTTTATTAAGTAAAATTTTTATTTTATTCAATAAGAATGTCCATCGGTGATTTTTTAAACCTATAGTTAAGGAAGAATAATATGGCTATGACTAAAATAACTAATCTAATAGATACTGATAATAAATCTGAATATATAACTAAGATGTGGACAGCAGTCTATCCAGTACTTAGAGAGAAATACGTATTAACTAGTAAACTAGGTAAAGTTAATATAGCAGATGCTAAGAAATATGAAGGTGATCTAGAAGGTCTACTAAGAGATAAACTAGAGATAAGACAAGAGTATATACTACCTACTATGTTAGTAAATGGTTACATCAACAGTCAATCTTATAAAGGAGATAAATTAGAGTTTGTATATGTAGATGATAGAATGCTAAATAGATACTTACAAGCATTTAAAAGATCTGAAGTTATAAGAAAAAAATAATGTATAGTAGTAGTAACTAGTGGCGGCTAGTTACTACTACTTATTTATGTTAACGGAAATAGCTATTTCCATATGGACTTGCCATACCTACGTTAGGCTGTGGATAACCCATCATAGGTTGCATCATAGGCTGTTGATACACCATTTGGTTCATCATAGGCTGTTGATAGAACTGTTGTTGTACTTGTGGTTGTACAGCAGCTGCTTGTCTAGCCATAAGCATTTGATTAGCTTCTGGTGTATTCATCTCTGGGTTAAGAACTGATACCATCTTAGGAGCTACTGGAGCTGTAGTGGGAGCCATAACTGGTTGTACATTTTGCATCATAGGTTGTACAGGTTGCATAACTGGAGCCATAGCTGGTTGACCATTAAACGGCATCATACCAGTATTACCAAACATA